CAATATTTACATTGTCATTAAATATGATATAATGAAGCAAGTAAGAAACCACAGTAGTAGACTTACCAGTTTGTCGGGGTAATTTGGCAATGTTAAATCTATTTTCATGGAAACAACGTACCATTTCCTCCTGGAAATCGTACATACTAAAAGGTACTAGACCTTCATCAAGAGAAACAATTTTAATGTAATTTCTAGCAAAATAAACTGGATCTCCCTTACATTTGATAAACTCCTGAACTTGGTCAGGAGTAAATTCAATAGGTGTATTTGCTTTTTTTAGATTAGGATTACCAAGATATACGCTATCAGTCACATTAATACACTTAACTAATGTTATTTAGAGGTCGCCAAATTTATCTCTTAGTTCTTCTAAACTTCTTTTCTTCTCCGTAATCATACCGTCAATATATCCAGCACGATATTCCCAAGTCTGACCACCATCTTTACCTCTTGATGGGTTGATACATTGATGATTACCTAACTTATTGCAAACAAGACCGGCAAGATCTAGTTCACTATTTGTGTAACTAGCTGCAGTCCCACGAAAAACATGTTGTCCATTAATCCAGGTAGCACCACATTTTTCACACTCCTTCCTTTCTAATTTCAGGTCGGATAATTGTTTGTCGTTTTCCATTAAAGTTCCTATGGTAAATGGTAATAGTATTATACCAGACTATTTAACAATGTCTGTATCGCTTAAGACTTAAATTAGATTATGCAGACACAACGTTATTGTCTTTATCTCTTCTCTGATATGCTGCAGGAGTTCTGGTTGAGTTGTCTGAATTTCTTGCTTGATATGTACCAGGAGTTCTGGTTGTGTTATTAGATTTTCTAGCCTGATAATCCCCGTTAAAATCTTTCCATTGCCTTTGTGTCCATCCTTCATTACCATTGAAGTGTGTGACAGTTGTTGATGCAGGTTGAGATGAATCTGCAGTATTTGATGAGTCGTGTCTTACGTAAGAAGTATTAGCCATATCAGCAATTCCAAGCTCTTAGTGATTTGTTGATTCTGCTATCTGGATCAGAAGCAGTTTTCTTAGATGTTAGTTTTTTCTTCATCCCTTTCATTCTAGCGCAAAACGATGCGCGACGGGGATTTCCAACCTTCTTGCTTGGAGCTTTAAGGTCGCTTCCAGGATTTTCTCTCTCGTAAGATTTTCTTCCTTTCTCGTTAAGACCTCCAGACTTTTTCTTTCCTTCTTTTCTGGTCCAGGCTGCTTCTCCGAGGATTGCTTCTTTGAAGTTTTTGATTGCGTTGTTTTCCCAGTATTGTGGTCCGTAAGAGCATTCAGATTTTGTCTCCATTTTTCTGCATTTGGGACAATATCTTTGTTCTGCTTCTTCTGAGTATTGAACATTTTCGTTCTTGGCAGTCCTCGCCGCCTTTTTGAAAGCATCCTTCGCGGGGTAGTCCTTACTACCAGGACGCGCTGGACGCTCTCCTCGCTTACGCTTTGCGTGGATATTTGCGTAGAGACCACGTTTAGCTTCAGCTAATTCTTTAAACTCTCTAAATGATTTCATACTAACGACGAGGGTTTACCATACTATTTATCGTTTCCCATCTGTTTTAACATCTTTTGTAGTTCTGCTGTACTACCAACAAACATCGCATTATTAGTTACAGTTGTTGGACCTTTCTTTTCTTGATCCAACTCCTTCATTTTCTTTTGTAGATCTACCAATTTATCTGATATATCAGCGACGTTTTTAATCAAGTTGCCTGCGACCTCATACGCTCTAGGATGGTCCGAATTCTGTGCTACGTCTAAAATACCATTAATCGCTTCTTGACCCTTTTCTATGAGGTTATAGAGTTGTCCTCTAGTATACTCATAGTCGTTGTTGATATCTTTGTCAGTCTTTGCTTTCTTGATATCAACAACAGTTTCTTCCGCTTTTTCTATGGCAGATTCTACGTTAAAAGTTTTATCTAAATTTTCAAAAGTATCAGACATATCAATATTCAGTCCAAGTGTCATTAAATCCAAAGTTGTCGTCAGACTCTACAAATGCATCGTCGAGAGTATTAATTATAGAGAATTTATGGTTACCACCAGTACCTTGACTTGTTAAATCAATACCATAACCTCTCTGTGCATTATATTTTGTACCAGCAACTCTAAAATTATTATTATCAATTTTAATAATGTAGTATTCTTTACTATCTAATAATCCACCAGTAGGTTGACCATTTGGATCAGATCGATAGGTAACAAAATCTCCAGTAACAAATCCATGATTTATTAATGTAATGGTATTACTACTGATATTGAATGCATCAAATGCAATACCAGATCCATCGGAGTTGTAATCTTCAAGTGCTTTTGGTGTTGCACTGTATCGGACATAACGAGAACCAGCATTAATTGCAGTTCCAATATCGACATTAACAGTTCTGATTACATCACTAGTTGCAACAGGACCATATAGATATGTTTTAGCAGTAAATGTTAACGTATGAATGAGTGCCCTTCTTTTTAAGAAATCACCTTCATAATCATCCTGCATATTTACAGAATTTAAAATAATCGGAATATCTTTTACTTCTTTTGTTAGGTCAACTAATTTAACAGATATGTTAAATACTGGTTGAAAATAAGGTAAAATCTGTTCTAAAATTTGAACAGAGTCATCATTATTTTTACTAATAATATTAAGTTCAAAATCCAAGTTATATGGAACTGGTGAATATTGTTTGTATACTGCTTTCGTATCCCCACTTTTTGGAGTTACGCAAATTTGAACTGGACTTAACTTTCTAGATGGATCATAAGTTATTCCCTTCATTTCAAAAGAAATTCTAGGTAACTGAATCTGGACTTCAGATCTACCATCTAATGTTGGTTCCGCATCTATTCTTGCGAGAAATTTTTCTCTTGGACCATAATTAAGAGGTACTTTAACTGTCTGTACAATATTACCCTGTTTGTCTGATCTTCTTAATTCAATATTATTGAAAAGAGTACCAAACCCCACAATAGTTTTACGTATAATTTCGTGATAAAAATGTGTTCCTAACATCAGAAGACTCCTTGATTACCATATTCCCCAAAAGGATTATTTTCCGTCCAATCTATAATATTGTCACCTTCAGACTCAAAGAAATCATTCTCGGCTTCAGGATCGTTTTCATTTTCAATAGAACTAAACGTATTTATCGTCCATTGAGCTCCACTTGTTAAACCAACAACAGTATCATTGTCGGTAAAATTACCAACTATATCAGAGAGCTCTAATTCTTTATTGGTCTTATCAAATCTTACAACTTTAGCAGTTGTTTCATTTGGAGATGCTTCTATAGTCACTACTGGAACTGATGTATACCCAGATCCAGTGTTAGTAAGAGTAACACCAGAGACTTGACCTGTAGAGTTTAAAGTAGCGATTGCAGCTGCACCCGATCCACCACCACCAGTGATTGTTACAGTTGGAGCAGTCGTGTATTTTGCACCGTTATCATATAACTGTATTGATGAAATTTGATCAAAAGTTTTTATTGCAACTGCTTTTGCAGTATTTGCCTGTGACTTTACAGTTTCACCGAACTCAAAATTACCTAAAGTAGGCATTACAGGAGTTACTGATGCACCGTTACCAGATCCAACTATTTGTACAGTAGGGGCACTAGTGTAATTAATACCAGGTTCTACAACATTTACTGAAGTTACAACACCATTGGTTAAACCTACAGTTGCAGTTGCACTTCCTCCTCCACCACCTATAATACTAGCAGTTGTTCCAGAACCATATCCAGTACCGCCATTTGTTATTACAAAGTTTGCAATACCCTCAGTTATCTTGAGTACTTGAGTATAACCAATTTCTCTAGAGATCTTATCAATCTCTTCAACACCAGTCTCTAGTCTCTCACCAGAGTATTCCATCAACTCTGCAACTAGATTATAAGTTTGAATACCATCTAACTGCCTAAATGGTTTTTCGTGTTCTACAAACTTAATCTGGAATATCTGATCTGTTAAAGGTAAATATATTGCATCTCCTTCATTTGGTCTAAAGTTAGACACAAGATTATTTGAAGATGAAATCAAGTCTTCCCATCTTCTCTTAGATATGATAAATGTTGCTTCGTCTGCAATCCTTACACCAAACTTAGTAAGTAGAGATCCATCTCCTTCAAACCCTTCGTAGTTGGAAATATACATCTCTATCATATAGTTTTCATCAAATTTAGAAAGAATATCTTCTGTAAAGAGATCATCTTCCTTTACAATTTCTCTTGGTAGGTAATAAACATCATGACCATAAATCTTTAAAGATTCGATGATCAGATCTTCGTATAGTCTTTGTTCTGAGGTAGTACCACCAGAGAAGTAAACATTCTTTGCCATATCATCCTACAAAATCAAGGGGTGGTAATTCGTATGTACTCAACATCTTACTATCTATCTTTTCCAACTCAGCAAGCGCATCATCATATAGTTGTCTTCCATTAAATTCTACTCCGCCAGGCATTTTGATGCCAGTAAATTTAATAAGATTCTGACCCCACTGTTTTTTAATTAGTGATGTTAAATATTCTTTAACAAATCTCTCATTATATATTTTAGTAAATGTTGTTGGATCTAGAGCTCTATAACAATCAATAACGACATAATCATTTGCTGCAACTCTATTCCAGTCTATATCTAAATATAATCTATTTTGAGTTTTATTATATCTTATTGGTTTCTGACCCTCCAATAAAAATTCCATAGTTGACAAATATTGCATTGTCATTTCTAAATTTAGAATGTCATATGCATAAAAATTATAGAAATCATTTAGAAAAAATTGATATCTAAAACCAAACATATTATTAACATATGTATTGGCCATGGGTTTTACACCTTCTATACCAATAATATGATCGGGCACCGTAAGATAACCTCTACCCTCATCGAAGTCTAGAGTTCTAGAAGCAGGTGATGCCCCAGCATTGGTATCAGTTTTTTGAGTAGTGACATTTCTATCCTTACCATTGTCTATATCATCTTGAGTGAGTTTATACTTTAAAAATACTCGCTCAACTCCATCATAAACTCTCTCATTGAAAAGTTGAATAGTATCATCGATGAGATCTTCTACTTGATCATCATCAACGTTAATTTCAATAACTGGTTTACCTAATTTGCGGAGACAGTACTCCTTAAGTTCAGTCCTGCTGCTTGGTTTTGCCATTATTTTGCTTTACTGGTGGGTTCTCATCATAATTTCCACCATCACTTGACTCATCTTGTTTCATACTCTCGATCGCGGCGGTTAGTGTCATCACACGGGATTCAAGAATTATGTTCTGTTGTGTCAGTTGATTAATTCTGTTGTTCATTACTTGCATTAAATTGTTCGCTTCTTCAGGAGACATAATTACCTCATAATTTTAATTATTTATCAGTATGTGCCACCGTCCAAAGTAGTGGTCCAAACAGGAACACCAGTTGCACCATTAGTCGTCAAGATCTTATCCGATGTAGTAATATCTGCGGAACCTGGGGTAGCAGTCGTGGTTAGTCTCTTATACTGGTCGAAGAATGGAACACCATTGAGGTTACCAATTTCTAGTTTTACAGTATCGAAGTATGCTTTACCAACTGTACCAGAGAATACTTGTGAGGTATTCGTTGCATCTGGGATGTATGTGAAGTAGTAGGTTGTTGATCCACCCTCAGAAGTTCCAGACTCATCGTATCCGAAGAAACCTGTCTTAAGTCCACCGTTGTAGTACTTAAATTCAATACCACGGTCTTGGTTATCATCAGCACCTTGTGTAAACGTTAGTGTTACAACTGCTTCATTTGCACTCGCTGCAATACCTTGCGTTAGGTTTGCACTAAGAGTGACGGTCTTAGTTCCAGTGTTGATAGAACTAATAGTAGTTCCATTAGGAATTGCTGCATTTCCAGAAACAACATCACCTGCATTTAGACCATCTACACTGTCAAGAACAACATTTGCTTGACCACTGTTTGCAGCTGTAGTAACAGTCTTCTCACTAACACTATCTCCCAATGTGAAGACAGGATCATTAATGGTCATCTGAGTAGAGTTGACCGTTGTTGTAGTACCAGCAACTTGAAGGTTACCACGAACAACAACGTTACCACCAGAATCACCACCTGCTGGGTATGGGTCAATAGTAATTGTTTGAGCACTATTGTTATCACTATAGATGGTTGATCCAAGAATTCTTAGATCCCCAAAATCAACTTCAGTAGATTCAGTACCGATGTTAATTGTAGTTGCTGCACCGAATGCATTAACTGTGGTAGCAGTTGTATTAAATACATTCTGAGTTGTTTGTGTACCAACTAAAGTACCAGAACGTAGTGTGGTTGTTCCACCAGATGCACCAATGTTTAGTGCAGAAGCAGCACCAAATGCGTTTACCGTTGTAGCGGTAGAGTTAAATACGTTTTGAGTTGTCTGAGTACCAACTAAAGTTGGGTTGTTTAGAGTAAACGTACCAGAAGTAGCACCGACATCAATTGCGGTAGCAGTACCGAATGCATTGATGGTAGTAGCGTTTGTTTCTAGTAAGTTAAATGTGGTTTGGTTGGTGGTTAGATCTCCGCCATCAATGTTTAGGTCATTGTCAATATCAACATTACCAGTTCCAAATGTAATTAACTCAGAACCATTGTTCGTGTCAATATCAATGTACTTATTAGCACCTTCTTTAATAAGAAATGCATCTGTAGTATCATCTTGAATATCAAAACTAGTTGCATTTACAAAACTGATATTGCCAGTCATACTGACGTTGCCAGTCACATCAACATTAAATTTATCTGCACCACCTACAGATAAGTTAAGTAGTCTAGAAGTAGGATCAGAAGCACTATTGGTTACATCAACATCAATACCATAGAATGTTGCACTACCATTATTCCATGTTGCACCAATGTTCAATGCAGTATCTGCAGCACTCAATGATGGAGTTGTAATATCTAGAGAACCAGAGAATGAATCAACTACAAATCTATCTGTTGATCCATCGGTGATTTTAAATACATTAGTACCTAATGTATTAGCACCAGCGATAATTACATCACCAGTTCCGTTAGTGTCTACTGTAAGATCACCATTTGAGTTTGTTGTGGAAATTGTATTTCCATCTAAAGTAATATTATCTACGTTCCATTCATTGACCTTTTTAGCAGAGTCAACAATTGCTGCAGAGTTTGCGGTAATTGTTCCATGACCGTGGTCTAGAAGATCTGTAAAGTACTTACCACCAATGATATCGAGACCAGCAGCAACTCCGTTGGTTTCGGATCCTTTACCAACGAATAACTTACCAAAGGAAGTTACTGAAGCTCCTTGAGCGTCTGTATACGTACTAGTACCTTCACCATACGCAAGTTCACCTTGCCCCAGCCCACCAGGCGTTGCTGTTGGGTTAGTACTAGATCTTTTAATCTTTAAGATTGTTGCCATTTTTATTACCTGTGAGGATTAGAAGTTGCCGCAATTAATTTGAAGGCCGGAT